GCTGTTGTAACTGACCGCAGTGATCGAGTAGTTGATGCCATCTTGCTCTTGAAGGCCAAGCACTTTCCATTGCGTTGGCTGGATGTCATCAGTTTCAACCATCCATGCAGCGCCGTTTTGAGGTGCGACACTGAACGCTGGCGACACTGTATAGACGCCAGCAGTTAAATCTGTTGTGCCCCGTGATTCAACAATGCCGTCATTTAGCACCACGCTAAGGGTGCCAGTGGATGGCAGATCAACTGCATTGTCTACCGTGACAGTAGATGTAGTTGCGGCACTGATGCGCCCAGCACGGCGGGCGCCAGCTTTAACTGGATCGGCGATGTTGATGACTGCACCAGGGCGAACGATGATGCCGTTCTCCAAGCTGGTGGTGAAGCTAACTACTTCAGCCTCGTAGCGTTCGGAGTAGAGAATCCACTCGCCGACGCGATGGGCTTGTGACCGGCTGGTGGTGGCAAATGCTGTTACCTCTTTGGTTACCACGCCATAACGAGCGATACCCTCAGGATCTTCGACTACTTCACGGTCAATGTCACTTAGTTCTAAGTTAAGCCAGCCAACAACGACAACAGTTGAGCGGGTCTTTAAGCTGCTGGATTCGTAGGAAAAACCTTCTTCGCTAACATTTGTAAGACTAAATAATGCAACCGGATCTGATGGCTGGTCTTGCATCATGCTCAACGATCCAGCCGCCCAATACGGCATGGCGCGGAAGATTGAGCACATGTCGTTGATTAACTTATATGCTTCATCTTGAGATTGGATGTTGACGTTACAGCTAAATCGTGGCTCGCTGATTGGGTCGTTTAAGCCGGTAGATACCAACTCGGCGCAGTATTTGCTGGCTTGAAAGAATGCCCACTTGTCCAGTGTGTTGGCTTGGATGTGGTCGCCTAGGCCGTAGCGCCTGCTAGTGAGCAGATCCCACAAAATCCAAGCGGGGTCACTGGTCCATGCAGCAGCGCCGAACGTACCATTCCAAATCCCGGCATAGGTAAGCCTGCCGGTTTCTAGGTCAACGGTTGCATTGCTTGGGATGGCAACCTTGATGCCACGGATCTTGTATGCACGTTGCGGGATATTACTGAACTGCTCAGCGTCGATCCGGGTGGCGACGTAGGCAGTGTTTGGATACTTGAGCTTTTTGTAGATCAGCTCGGTGTAGCTTGACCATGAGAAGGCATTGGTTTCCTTGATGCTGGTTGCTTCCGCTGATGTGCGGCTAACACGAATGTCAACAGGGAATGCTCCAGCAATATCAACGATGTAGTCGCGTTGATACAAATCAGACGTGCGACCTGAAATCGTGTCAGTGATGACGGTGGTGTAGCTACCAGCGGAATATCGCCGCTCGATAGCTAACGATAATGACGAACCAACGATGTCGCCATTGTTAAGTAATTTCTGGAGCAGCGAAACGCTGATGGTTAGGCGTACAGCGTTAACGTTGGTGTCCGTAATAGTTTTAACAATTGGCGTTGCAAGCACCACGTCTTGACCAACCGAAACCTCTTCTTCGACGGCATCAAACCCCGGCACATACGCTTGGTTTTGCGTGCCAAACTTGCTGACAACGGTGACGTTCTTGAAGTTAAAGTCTGCGTCCTGCGGCAGCGTGTTATCAGCCGTAGCATTTAGCAGTCGGGTCTTGTTGAAGTAAATATCCTTAAGCGATGCATTTGTGTATTGCGTTGTACCAGGTGTTAGACCAAGGCGTGATGGTGTAGCAAACCCTTCAATCTCACCTTCGCTGATGATTTCAACGATCTTGGCGTAGGCAGTTGAGTCGAGGTTATCTTTGGCTTCTGTGGATTTACGAAAGGCGCCACCGCCTTTACCCTTGCCGCCACCGCCAGCACCGTAGATACTCATGAGCCGGAAACCTGCACGATGTCAGCGCCGGCGCTAACAACAATGCCGCCAACCAGCATTTCGCCGTAGACAACAGGCACCGGCACACCAGCGCGTGTGGTGTTTTGGATGCCGCTAAAACTGAAGCTCTTCTTGGGGTCGCCTTCGTCTGTATTGGTTGTAGGCGTTGGCGTAAGCAACTGTGCGACGCCGCCGAGGACGAGGCTAGCGCCTACACCAACAATAATTTGAACGCCAAGCGCGCCAATGCCGGGAACAAATAGCCCAACTGCCACCAATAAAATGCCAGCAATAATCCGCCCAATGGCACCAGCTCCAGCTATCACCGGCACAATCTGGATCTCACGGCCCATTGGGTTGTGGACATCATCCAGCGTTAGGTCTTCGCCAGCGGTGTGGACGCGGTAATACTGCTTTGCCATGTGGCCCTCCAGTGCCGGCCAATTGGTCACCAAGAAACGGACGGCCTCAGCGGCAGTGGCAACATCAGCTTCCAGTACGCGATGACCGACAAACTTAGCGAGGGCTCCGTACAGCTTGATCTTACGCAGCATGACGCAACCTCCTTCCCGTACATTTTAGTAGCCAACCACCGTAAAGGTCACGGCTGCTAAGACGACTCTGCATATGATGCAACACCATCTGATCGCCTAGGTAGACGGCGCAGTGGTTCAGGCCAGAGCTGCTGATGCTCATGAACAGCAGGTCGCCCCTTTCCAGTTCTTCATCAGGCAGCAATTCACGAAAGCCGGTTGCCTTCCAGCGATCATCAAAATACGGCTTAGCTTGAAATTCTTCTGGATTGTTACAGCGTTCCCAGTCGCGTAGCTTGATGCCATTTTCGGCGTACCAGTCACGCGCTAGTGTCCAGCAATCATGGATAGCCCACACCCACTCACGGCCAATCAACGGTGCCTTGAAGCCACACGGCTTGCATTCGCCCCATGATTCAAGATTTGGGTTGACGATATACCACGGCAAACGACTGGCTTCGCAGGCGGCACGATCTGCAGGTGATGGCTGTGGTGATGTGCTCGGATGGCTGTGGACAATAGCAAGCACCTCGCCTTGATCCTCGGCAGCGGCATAGTCTTCGGTTGACAGCACAAACATCTGGTCTGGTGCCGCCGATTGATTGCGACATGGGATGTACTGCTCGCGGCCTTTGATGACCACAAGCAAACCACATGCCTCGCGGGGCTGTTCCGCTTTGGCGTGATCTAATGCTGCATCGCGCCAGGTCATGGTCATCCGCTGAATGTGCCAACGCCGGGGAAGCCACCGAATGGTAGTTCAGCATTCTGCCCAAAGCGTAGGTGGCAGCTATTAAGCCGCTTGCCACATACATCACCAGATGCGCTCAATACTGGCTGGTCTGCAGCATCAAAGTAGTTGGTGCCGGTGTAGCCGCATTCGGCAGAGCGATACGTCCATGGGCATAGGTTGGCGATGCACTGCCGCTTAGGTGCCCGTACGCCAGCAAGGTCAAAACTAGCCGCCAGTTCAAACTCAACCAAGGTGCGGTTTTCGGCGCTCTTGCGGTCAATGTAAAAAATCTCACGCGGAAACTCGGCGCTAGTATCTTCGGTTGGATTGACTGGCTCCAGCAGTATGGAGCTGTCATCTTCGAGCAACAGCGCATCGCTGTCTTCAGTCAACAGGATGTCGCCGCTGACTGGGAAATTAACGGCATCTAGATACTTGGCCAGCGTACGTATGCGCGTTACCTTGGCGCCTTCCAAGCCAACCGGCAAACTAAGAATGATTGCTGTAACCGTGCCGAAGATATTGCTGACGCGAATCTTGGGGCGTGGCAATGATCCCTGCCCGCTGTACTCAAATCCATCCGCTTCAATCGGAAACTTCAGGTAGCTATTGCCGCGCCAAACCACATCGCCGTTATTGACTAGATTGACGCCTGGATGGAAACGATAGATTTCGTTGCTGCCGTGGATAGCTGTAACCAGCTCCAGCTCAAACAACTCAATAATGGCGCTAGGGTTAGCTGTCTGGAAATCACCCGACAGGATGGTCACTGCCATCCATGTGACGGTGCCATCAACCGTCTCATTGCCAATAGTTGTTGGCCAAAATGGTTCAACCGCGCCAGTAATACCAGCAACAACGCAACGAAAGAAAAAGCCGCTAGCGGGTTGAATAGTGGCCTGAACAACATCACCGACGTTGTAGGCGTAGCTACCTTGCCATAGTGCAGGTGCGCTCATGGTTCATACACTTCTCGAAAAGTGGCTTGGATTTGATTATTGTTGCAGTTGCTTAATGTTATTTGCCACTCTTCGCAGACGTACTTGCCGGCAGTGCCACGGGGTGGGGTCCAGTCGAAAGACTCTACGCCACCTCGCGCTTCAAGGAAGTCGGCAATTGCGTCGCGTTCTGTGTCATCGCGGTTGGCAAATGTCAAACCCCATTCTTTGGGGTCAGCGTTTAAGCCAAAGGTGACCCGCTGCTCGTAGCCGTCGCCGGCTTGAAACCGTTGCACCCGAGGCTTGCTGCTCTCGGTAGCTTCAAAGCTGGGTGTGTAGGTGAA